GGCTGATAATATCCATCGGCCCAAGCGTCTCGCGCTGCGTAGTCGTCCCCGTTGTCGTGATCGGATTCGGAAAGAACCCAAGCGCCTGCTGCAAGATATTAAGCTGTTCCAGCGGATAGCCGCGTTCTTCAGCAAACCGCTTATAGGCATCTTCAAGCCGGGCTTGTTCAAGTTGCTGCTGGGCGCCACCGGCACCAAACAAGGCTTCGGCACCACGAAGCGCCATAGCCTGCTCCGCGCCGCCAAGCTGGCCAAGCGTACCAGCCGCCGCAAGGCGTTGGGCTTCTGCCTGCTGGGCAGCGGCGATGTCACGGGCGCCAAGGCCAGCGGCAGTCTCGAAGCCAGAAGCGCGCAAGCCAGCCGCCGTGCGGGCCGCTTGCTCCAAAGCCGCCCGGTTGGTTTCAGCTTCAACCACTCCTTGGCGGGAACCACCGAAAGCCTTCGCCCGGACAGCCTGGGCGGCGTTCTGCTCCTGCGTCATCAAACGGGAACGCTCAATGTCACCAAGCGCCGTGTCGATCACTTGCTGGGTGTAGGGGTTCTCATAAGCCTGCATGGCCTGCGCCACCGTCTGGGGCTGTGCGGCACCAACCCGTTCAGCAAGCGCCTGGGCCTGCGAAACGGCAGGCTGGCCAGCCCCGGCAGCGGTTCCAAACATCCCAAAAGCTTGCTGCTGCTGTGGCGTAAAGCCCGCCACCAGTTCACCAGTATATGCTTGGTAAGGCCGATCAGCCACTGTCTGTGCCCGGTTATAAACATCCAGGGCGCGGGCCTTGAACTCAGGGTCAACACTCTGAGTCTGGGTCTGGGATGTGGTCTGCTTTCCGCCGCCCTTACTCATGGCGTGATCTCCTTGGAAACTGTGGTCATTATACCTGTAAATCCTTGTGCTTTCAAAGCACGAACCCACCCAGGACGCCCGGTGCCGGTCAATTTGGTACACCCAAAAGACCGCCCATAAACAACCAATGATGGGATCATATCGACTATTTGCTCCAACCGCCCGCCAACCAGCCAAGCATGAAGCACGGAAAACTTCGGATATTCGACAATCTCGGTGACAATGGCGGCTTCCGGCGCTGGCCAGAAGGTGAACCGCCCCTCTTTTACACCAGCCTTAACGTCCGCCAGATCGTGAGTATTCCCGGCGTAATCCAAGGCATCTTGGAGCCAGCCGGAACACCGCTCAAATTCAGCATCAAGCGGCGTCATAGGGACGAAGCCGAAATCACCCCGGAATTAGAAACCTCGATGCTCCATCGGGTTCCATCCGGGGACTGAAGGATCAGCCGACCAGGGGACACTTCGATATCGCGGTTCCGTTTGTGGTTTTCCGCATCGGCGCGCTCAATCAAAGATCGCGCTGTTTGATCGTCAACTTGAGAATAAGTGGGGCGAGCCTGGGGCAACCTCAACGGCGTGACCCCGGCTGTGCATTAAGTCGGAAGTTACCCACCCGCCAATCGCCCAACTCCACTGCCTCAACCCGGAAGGAAACCTGGCGGGCGGAGAACCGAACATCGGTGTACTTAGACGAAATGGTGTAAGGCCCATATGTGGTTTCTGTCCCTTCCGGGGCAAACCGGGTCTTGAACTCCACACTCACGCTGCCCTGGCTGCGCTCATCAGGAACCACCTGTTTGGCGACCATAATCTGATCGCCATTCCCTAACTCAATCGGCCCGGCTTCAGCGTAAAGAGTAGCGCCGTCGTAGTTGTAGCCCACCTCATGGTCATAGAAATAACCAGACGGATCGAACAGAACCGGATTCTGAAATACGCCATTGGAAATACCAGTGGTGCGGGCAATACTACCAATCATCCAAGTGTTCTCGTGGTAATTCCACACCACATAACTGTCGCACTCAGACGAGCCTTCAGACGGGTAATGCCACCAAACCTCTTGATAATCCACATTTACCCAAGCCGCTATCTTGGCGGTTTGGTTGTAATTAATGTTGCGGAAAATATAGTCGCTGACGGTTGAGTCTAACTTTTTCACCGTTCCGTCGAACAAGTAGAAAGCGCCATCCCCCATCCAAACGGCGCCATTATCTAAACTGACAGAAGCCTGGGGACTGATAACCCCACAACCAAAGCCAATGCGCTCAAAGCCATAGATAAACGGCGGTCCTTGATAAACCGCCAGATGGGCATCGGTGGTTGTCAGCAATAAGGTGCCATAGCGTGTGCGCTCACCGCAAACCAAGTTACCCGAAGTCGCCAACTCATAATCGCCTGCTTGGTTTGTCGCCGCTGGCGTCCAGACGGTGTTATCTTCTTGGTCACACCATTGGACCTTGCGGCCATTGCCGCCCGCGCCCAAAGCAAACAGAAACCGCTCGCTGGTTACAATGATGGCGTTATTGTCGGTTGGCGCGTTCGTAATAATCGCAGCCCGCGTAGAAGCGCCTAAATCCCATTCGTAAATACTACCTTCATCAGACCGGCACGCCACCAAATATTCACCCCAGTTGTCCAAGGCCCAGGTGGATGCGTCCAATACACCCGCTGCATTCAACTGAGGACGCGGGGTGCCATAGGTGCTTGAACCATAGGTCCAAACACCATAGCCAACAGCGTTTTCGCTATCCGTGCGCCCTACGCTGATTTCGTATTTGTAAGTCGCGCTGCCTTGATTGGTTTCGGTGGTGGATGCGTTGCTGGAAGCCGTCACCGTATAAGCATTGGCGTTAGTTACAGTTACAATGTAATCGCCAGATAACGTAATCCCACTCGACCCAATCGCCGTACCGGAACTGAAGTTAGCGGTGTCGCCGGTTGTTAGCCCGTGGCTGGTATCCGCCACAGTAACAGTAGGCGAGCCAGAAACCGTGCTGAAGGCGTTAGACAGAGAACCCGTTTCACGAATCGGCGTGATATTCTGTGGCGCCGTATTGGCCTTCAAAGCGTACAACTTGGCCGCACCACCAGCCGCAATAACCGTATCGCCATCGTTCTCACGCCAAGCATGAGAACCACGCATAACGCCAGTAACCTGGATATTTAGATAAGAACCGCCAGACGCATACTGGCGCTTCCGCCACCCACCCACAGGCTGCAACGTGCCTTCAATCCACCGCACCAAATTGGAATCGTACCACCGCCCAGCGGCTTGGTATTGGGTCCCCTGGCGATAAATCCCCGGCGGGAGTTTAAGCGGAATATACGGCATTGCGCTTCACCGCTTCCATTTCAGAATGGATTGGACCGTCTTGGTTTCGTAAATCCGAATTGCGGTCCAGATTATTGTAAAAGCCGCCGCAATAGCAGGCAGAACCTGAGCCAATGTCCCGATCACCGTAGCCACTGAAATGGCGTCCACAACGTGTTTGGCGGTTTCGTTGTGATCTGGCGACATGGTTCAGCCCTCTATCAATTTCTGCCCGCTGACGGCCAGAAGCATTTGCCCGGTTTGCTCATTTGACCGGACCATCTCATTCCGAAAACTCTCTACCGCTGCGCCCGTCTGGCGCTGCTGCTGGCTGTTTTCGATTAGCAAAATGGGAAGCCAGGCCATTGAACAAGCCCACTCGTCCACTTCCTTACCGGTGTTTGGATTGATCCCACGCACCTGAATAAACCAGGCGCAATCCAACTTCCGGCATGGATTGAAGCCGTCCAGTGGGCAGTTATGCTTGGCTTCGATTTGCATTAGTCTTTAGTCGCCAAGATGACATCGACGTAAGAAACGGCGAGATTGATAGCGGTGCCGGTGAAGGTGTGGGTGTGGGAACTACCACCACCAGTACTGGAATTTGATACTGTTATCCCAGTGGTAGCATATTCACCGTTTGAATTATTCCCAGGGGCGCCCCCATACCCCGTACTACCGGTGCCTAAGTTACCACCATTTAGTGCGTGCCTATGACCTGGGTCTGTAACGGTTGCTGTATGAGTGTGACTTGGTATTTGTGCAGTAGTCAGTGTGGTATCGCCGACTGTCCCAGAAACAGCCTGAGAAACAAAAGCGGTGGTAAACGCCACACTACCGCCAGAACTGGCGGAACCAGAGACAACCCGAAGCGCCTTATCGTTGTGTGTGGTAGATTTAGTCCAGCCAGTAGGAGCCGCCGTTTGGGCGAACAACATCACCGTGCCGGATGGGAAGGCATCGACCTTTGCTGTAGCGGCAGGGAAAGTCAGGGTATTAGTTCCGGCGACAGATGGGACGGCGAAGGTAATAGCCCCAGAAGTGGCCCCACTTATCTTAAACGTGCCGGTGACATTTTGAGTGCCACCAACAGTTAGGGTCTTGGCCGCACCAACATTCAAGCCAACACTTGTGCCCCCACCAGCCGCCGCAAATATCGCGTCCACCAAATCCAAATCAGTGTTCAGCTTACCGCCCCAGCTATCGGCAGAAGACCCAACTTCCGGCTTCGTAAGCCCCAGGTTGGTGGTGGTGGTATCAGCCATTTATTGCACCCTTGTCCATGTCTCAGCGCCATCCGGTATCGCTGTCCAAGTATTAGACACCGGGGCTGCTGGGGTCCAAGCCTCTGAACCATCTGCAATCGGTGTCCATATTGTAGCGGAATCCGCCGATTGGGTCCATATTTCTGTGCCATCTGGAATGTTTGACCACTTGAGAATGGCCGATACTTCCATGGCGCCAGAGGCAGAAAAGGCCGCCGATCCAGAAACAACCATCTGGCCGGAGACAGATAGGCTCCCAATACCTTCTATCGTCACCGCGCCCAGGTAAATCACTTGGCCGCTGGCATTTACATCCGCCACCCCATCTATGGCGACGGCCCCATTTTGGATGCGCTGGGCAGTGGCGGCTAGATCGCCAACCCCGTCTATGGCGACCTGGCCCGCCTGTATCCTCTGGGCCACTACCGCCAGATCGGCCACACCATCAATCTGCGCCGCGCCTGCCGCCGTTATGTTGGCCGAAACGGCCAAATCAGCAGTGGCGTCAATCGCAACCTGACCCTCAACAATCGCCCCAGATAGCGCCGCGAAAGGGGTCTGGGCAAAGGTTGAGAAGCCAAACATCTATCCTACTCCGCTGGCGCGATTGTCAGTTCCCCGGCAGTAACCAGGGCCATGATGTTCTGGTAATCCGTGTTGGCGGGGTCCAACGGCACAATGCTGCTCATGCCGTTGATGTCAACGCGGATAAATGCGTGTTCGCCACCCAAATCAATCCATTGCGCGTTTGTGTACATCTTACAACTCCGCTGCCGCTGTCCATTGGTATGCAATACAAACCGCTCCAGCGATGCCGTTCGAATATCTGAATGTCACGTTTCGTGTTCCAATCGTATAGGTTGGAGCAGCCTGCGTCTGATTATCAGTTCTCGCAGCAGAACTATCATAATAAGAAACTTTGCTTGGATTGCCAGCACTATCCCAATAAGAAATTGTTGGAGTGGCACGCTTCTCTGCCGCAAAAGCAATAGTATTCCCTTGATTTGAACTTGTTGTCCCGTTTCCAATAACAAATGTGGAACCGGTTACTGTTGCTGATCCAGGAGCAACAGTAGTGTCATACGACTTCTCATAATACCTCTGACACAACGCCAACTCCTGCCCGTACTGCCGCCGCTCAAATGGCGTGGCGGCGGTGCCGACTTCGAGTTGGACGCCTGTGATATAGAAGGTTGCGCCGTTGGTGGCGATCCAATTCACGGACCCGCTTGTGCGAAGCGCAGACGTAGTAACTGTCTGCCAAGAACCTGCGGTGATATTTGTTGCAGAACCTGATCCCAAATCAATCGCAAATTGCATTCCTATCGAGTTATCTGTTGTCCAAGTCCCAGAAGTATCACCAGTTACCGTTAGAGTTTTGTATTCCCAGGTATTCGCCGCATTTACCGTAAACGTCGCTACATAGCCGCGATTAAAGGCGTTGTTTTGAACACTTGCCGAATAAGTCCCCGTAATACTGGATCGAACCCAAAAACCAATTATTATGGTTTGTGCATTTGCTGTGCCGAAACCAAGATCAGCTACGTTAAAGCCTTCAACCTTTTGAAATAATTGATAAACATCGGTGGAACCGATACTCGCGTCAGCGGTTGTGACTGTTAATCCAAGGCTATTCGTATATCCTGTGGGAACAGTTGTTGTCCTTTGAGATGACCAGACACCGCCTCCAAAGCATTGATACCCCCACCGATCTACACCATAACCATAAGCTGAAATACTAACACTCGCCCCCGCATTCCTCTGGTCAATCCGCATATCGCCATTGATAATCCGGTTCCGCAGAAAGCTGCTGTTCGGCACCGGGGTTCCGGCAAACGTGGCATTGCCGCTGCTGTCCAGCACGATGTTATTGCTGGCGGAGGATGCGTGCTTGAGGTTGGTGGCGGCGAGTGTGGACATTACTTGGCCTCCAATGCGGCGATACGTTCTTTCATAGCGTCATTATCAGCCTTCAATTCCTGAATGGCTTTGACAAGGACGGGGATAATTTCGCTTTTATCCATCCCGAGTTTTCCACTACGCATGATAGAAATACTTGATGGCAATACTTGTTGCACCTCTTGAGCGAGAAAGCCTAGATGCTTTTGCTGACCTTCAGCCTCATCAACCATCAAATATTCAACAGGCCGGAGTCCCTTGATGGCTTCAAGGCCAAAAGTAATATCAACAATATTTTTTTTCAGTGTTGCATCAGAAACTGAGGTATAAGCACCAGTTGAATTGCTGATGTAACCCTTGTCAACTTCGTTATATCCAAAATAAAGATCATTAGTTGAAGCTGTGAGAATACCCCAGCGATTTGTTGAAGATGCTCTTTCTAGGTTAATCCCGCCAGAAGTATATACGTCAGAAGTAGATTTAACTGTTAATTTTGCTCTTGCCGTAGTCGTTCCCACCAACAAATTGCCGCTGCTGTCGATGCGCGCGCGTTCGGTGGAATTGGTATAAAAAGTCATCGGAAGCGAAGCTGTTAAGTTATACAAAGCCACTTGGTTTGTATCAATCTGAAACCGACCACTCTCCACTCCAGAACTATTGTAAAGTGAATAAGCACAACCGACAGACCCGCCTTGGAGCGTAACGCTTTTAAAGTTTGCAGCGGTAAGCGGCGAAGCCGTCCCAATCCCCACGTTGCCGCTGGAGTCGATGCGCATCCGCTCAGTGCCGCCAGTGGCGACAGTAACCGTGTCAGCAGCCGGGAAGACAATGCCCGTATTCGTGTCGGTGCCTTGCACAGCCGGGGTGGATGCAGAGCCGTCAACACCCGCAATACCTGTGGAGCCTGAGATGGTGATTGGCATTAGATACCTCCAACAGCATCAAGCTGTTCCTGCGTTGGCTGTGCAAATGTCGGATGGTTCCAGGCTGCGATATAATCGCCCCGGCCAT